TTTTCATCTAGTCCATAGGTAGTTTTAAAAAAATTAATCATTTCTGGTTTTGACTTGCCAAATAAGATTGAACTATCAGTCAAAACACCAAAACCTTGTGTTTCATTTAAATAATCTCTAAAATCTCTACTAAAATGTACTTCTCTATCTGGACTAAAGATAAAATTATCTTTTATTGATTGACTAAACTCTTCTGGTATATCACCAACTTTTTCAAGATATTTGTCTTGTTTATCTTGTGCTGTTAAGATTATTTCTTGGTAATTATCTCCACCACCAACTGTATAATTTTCATGCTTTGGACTTAAATCTATAGTAGCACCCTCAGATTTCCTTCGTAAATCTCTTCTTTCATGGTCTAATAATAATTTATTAGCTTGTAATTGTGCCTCATTTAATGAGTTAGATTTTATAACAAAATTTCTCTTAATATCGCCTTCAGGTTGTGACAAGTATGTTAACCAACCCATCTCATTGTTTCCAATCGTTTTAATATTTGAGCCATCTTTAGTTATTTCTATAAATGGCAATTTTGAATCATTTACATCTGCAATTAAATTATTATAAGCCATGTTTTTATCATTTGTTGAAGAACTAAATGAAATTGGAGTATCGCCAAATAAAGCATTGTCCTTATAAAATACATAATCTTTATCAAAATCCAGTAGATTTGAAATTGTTGATTTTAAATTATCAGGTTGCAAATCTTTAATTGTAGTAGAGCCTTGTGTAGCAAATTCATCTACTCCCAATCCCTCTGTAAAAACCCATTGTGGCACACCTTGAACACCTGTCTCATCAGGTGTTCCATAATAAAAAGAAGCCTCTTGTAATTCCCTAGTATTTTGTAAATCATCTATATCTTGCTTATCATCTTTTTTCTGTGACCTGACTTTTTCCTGTATTCTAGTTTTATTTTCGTTAAGGTAGTCTTTTAGCTCTTGTGATGTTAC